CAGATCAAGGCTCTCGGTACGCTCACCATGAACGGGAGCGTCGGTAATGCTCACGTTATCACCACGTTGTTCGACAAAGCCATGCTGGTCATCAACAACGCTGACTTGACTGGTGCTCTGACTGTCACAGTCGCTGGGTCTACTGTCTCTGCTGGAACTAGCGGATTCACGACCATAAAGACTGTCGTATTCAGTGCTGCATTGGCCAACATGGAAATGGCAGTTGAAGTTGACTCAGAAGAAGTCAGCTACGCTCAGGATCAGGCGGGTGTCGTCTTCCTGTCAACGGTATTCCGCTTGACTGGTACGAACACCAATACGCTGGATGCTGCAGTACAGGTTGTTGGTCTGCGTCAGTACGACGATCTGACTCCAACTGGTACAGGCGTAACTGCTTAATTGAAACTTGTTGCCGAATGCTTAATGTGTCTGCGTGGCACACGACAATACGTTAAGCCCCGTCCCTGCCGCCAGAGCCATAAGCGGGGTAGCAACAATAACTCACCACCTTCGGGTGGAAACAGCCGCAGTACAGTTCAGGGGGTGGCTGTACTGCGGTTTGTCTTTGGAGAGTATTCATGCCGATGTATGTTGACCTGTCTCAGGAAGATGCACTCAGCACCATCGTCACATCGACGTTGTTGAATGCGACCAAACGTAACATTGGTTTCGACCCAGAAACACCTACGGAATTACTCCCTGTCGATCTGGAAGACCTCCTCCACGAATGTATCTCGATCTGTGAGAAGGAACAATGGAGATTCATTCTCCGTAAGCCTGTTACTCTCACGCTGCCATACGAAGCCTTCTGCAATCCAGATGGTCTGTTCTTCCTGCCATTCGGTCGTGTCACAGAGATCACGACGTTCACTTACGTCAAGGACGACCTGACCACCGGCACCATCTCTTCAGCCGACTACACCCTCTACACCTCAGAACCTTCCAAGCTATGGGCTGAAGACTGGGATGAACTGTTTGAAGAGATCAACGACGAACAGCCCTACCCGATTACCATCACGTACACAACCGGCTACGCATCGTACGCAGCCGTCCCCAAGTCGACCATCCGTGCCATCAAGATCCTAGCCTACCACCTGTTCGAATACCGTGATGCGATCTCTGATGGTTCTGTCTCAGAACTTCCTCAAGGCTACTGTCAGCTACGAGACCTGAACCTGCTGAATGACCACCGAGCAATCAGGTACATCACAGAAGACTGGTCCAAAGTGAGCCGAGGATGAACAAGTACAACCGCCGCTCACGACCCAACCTTCGAACCATCTGCGAGTTCTGGCTACCCTCCAACGTCGTCAGTTCCTCTGGCGAGCTTACACAAGAATTCACACTTCATTACAAAGGTCCGTTCTCTCTGGAAGTGCCTCGCAAGCCTTCGGAGATTACGGACTCCGGTCGTATCACCACCGAGCAAATCTTCAATCTGGTTGGTCAATGGTGTAAGCCTGCTGAAGAGATCACTGCTGGTATGTTCTGTGTCATTCCATCACGTCAGAAAGTGTTTGCGGTTCAAGGACCAGCCACTGACCCATGGGGTGACCGTAAGAAGGTCAACATCACGATCATCGACAACGTATCCCAACCAATCACCATCCAACTCATCCCCACAATGTACTGATGCCAAAACCATTCTTCGTAATCAAGTTTGACATGCCTGCTGAAGTGCTGAACGGATTCCCCCAATTCGTCGGTACTGTCCGCAGGCACATCGTTCGTCAGGCATTACGAAGTGCATTACTGCCATCCAGAAACTCTCTGAAGACCAAGCTGATGGGTCTGCCTCGTATCTCGAAGCAGTCCTCTGGTGCCACCTACAGAGCCTTGATTGCAAAGTATAAGAACTCTCGTAGCAACCCTGACAGGTTCTACGGGATCATTGGAGTTAACAACAAGTATCTCGAAGCTACAACGCTGGAGAAGTCTCCAGTATTCAACAAAACCATTCAGCGACAAGTCTCCTTTGGCGTCAGACAGAAGCGTACCGCAGACGACGGATCAGTGATCTACAGTCGTCGCTACCCTCGTGGTGATGTCCGCAGTAGACTTCGTAAGAAAGTAGTTGGCCCCAAAAGCACAGGCGGAATGAAGAAGCGTTGGCCTGCTCGCTACCTGCACTTGTGGGAAGCTGGTTTCAGGCATCACAGTGGTAAGTCGGCATTCCCCGGTCGTCAGTACTTCAGACAAGTCAAGCAAGAGACAGAAGCCGAAGCTGTAGAGATATTCAGAACCAAAGTCCTAGAACACTTCCGTAAGGCATTCGGTAAATGAGTCCATACGCCTTAGACGTCGGATTACAGTCACTCATCAGCACTGCTGTCGGAGCTACAGTTCCGTGCAGCAAGTCTGCGTTCATGCCGTCTGTCGATCTCAAGGATGCTCCCAACGGTTACGTATTCTACGACATCTCAGAAATCACACCATTCCATTGCTCAGAAGGACTCGCAGCCGCTAATGACTCGGAGAAGTGTAGCTTTTCCCTTGACGTCGCCTGTGTAGCCCATTCTAATACTCAGCGTAAGGCTCTGGTTACATCTGTGCTCGCTGCCCTGCAACCCATCGTAGCAGGACGACGAACACAACTCACCTCCTACTCCATAACCGGAACTGACGCCTACATTAACTACCTGAGATTTGTATCTCAGGATGAAACGTCTGTGTTGAAAACAGGACAGTCTAATCCTGATCTGACGATGATCGTCCTGTCTTTTTCTGGTAAGGCTACCTGTTAGGAGGTTTTCATGTCAAATCGGGATACTTCAAGAATTAAGATCAAGTGGTTTGAACAGACCACTGTGCCAACAGGTTCGGGTGCTGCACCTGATGCTGTTGATGCGTCCAGCGATATCTACGCCTGCGTAACCGACGGTCCTACGTGGTCCGGGTTCACTCGTGGTGACGTCGAAACAACTTGCTCCAATACGACCTTGGACGGTTGGGGGAACTTGATTCGTACCTTCAAAGCGGGTAAGCTGGTCGATCTTGGAACCATTACCTTTACTGTTGACTGGGATCCGGATGACACCAATGGTGGACGTGAATTCGCAGCATTCTTCGACGGTCGCTCAGGCGATCTGCTCGTAGAGTTCCCTGCTGAAGGAGCTGAAACTGTTGGTCCTATTCTGGTCCTGACCGGCTACTGCAACAAGTTCACTCCAATGGGCACGGTCCTCTCTGACGATCAGGGATCACGCTCACTGGCAGAACTTGTCTTCAAGTTGTCCGGTATTGACGTAACTGCTCCAGTTTAATACTGACGGTACTACACCTCCACACACCCCTTTCTTTTAGGAACTACCATGCTGCTCCAACCTCTTCGTCGTGCTGCCCTCCCATCATCTGCTTCCTCAGAACTTGTTGAGCCATCCACTGGCACAGCTACAGCATTCATCCAGAAACTCCGTGAGTTCCCGGGTGCTACTGAGGACTCAGTCACTCCGCATTACTTCTCCGGACTGCGAGTGCTGATTTGCCTGTTCGATGATGGCAAGCCTTTCCTGCCCAAGCTGATCAACGATCTGAACCAGACAGACGCTTCTGCATGGCCGATCACAGTCCTTGAGTCTGACTCCATTCGTCAGGTCATCGACGCTCTTGAAGCCAGCTACCTTGCTCGTGTTGTCGATTACTTCATCGACGCCATCAGCGTAGGTCAGATGGAGGAGATCAACACTCTTCTCCGTGAGAAGGTTTGGACTCAGGCGGACTCCGGAAAAAACTAATTACACCCGATGACCCACACTGGTTCGTACTGTTCCTGTGTAGTCGTTGGGGTAAGACCAAGAGTGAAATCGAATCCATTCCTTACTCAGAATTCTGTGAGCATCTGAACTTTTGGCGAGAGTACAGATGGGGAATGACGGATGACCTTCACGCCATGAGCTTGGCTCACCAAATGAAGGTTGCCAATCCCAAGTCGTCAGCAACACCATGGATGATCAAGTCATGGACGTTGCAGAAGGATTACACCTACCGTCTTAGCAGGCTAGTTACCAAACCCGTTGCTGCCATCAGGAGCGGGTTTTTTGCTATCGTAGCGGCTGTCAAAGGAATGAAAAATGGCGGAAAGCATCAATGACATTGCCATCAAGCTGAGTGTCGATGCCGCTGGTGTATCCAAAGGTTTTCGTACTGCTGCCGAAGAAGCTCGTTCCTACAAAGCCGAACTGGATCGCCTTGTCTACGCTGTAGGCAGGAGCGAGCCAGTTGACTACAATGCTCACGTCACGCAGTACACACAGGCGACCAACGAACGTCTTGCCAAAGAGAAGAAGGCTCAAGAAGAGTTCAATGCTTGGTACCGTGGAGAAGCCGACAGAGAGTTTCAGGCTTGGTACGCAGTTGAACTGAAGAAGGAGCAGGTTCGTGAACAGCAGTTGGCAGATGAACGCCAGCGTGCCATCAACACATCTAACGCCCAGAACTCTCAACGGCAACTACCTGCTGAGACGGCTGCTCGTGGCGATGAGAACGCTGCTCTACGTGAAGCCATTACACAGAGGTTTGCTCTACGCGACGTAGAAGACCGAGCCATTGCTGCCAACGTAGCCAACAGAGACGCTGCTCAAAGGCGTGCTGTAGCCGACGCAGCCAAAGCCCAGCAACAGGAACTTGCCGACCTACGTCAGGCTATCACCCAGAGATATGCACTGCGTGATCAGGAGGAACGTCAGGAACAACTGTACGCTGCCAACATGGCCAACATAGCAAGGATGCAGGCTGAAAGAACTCAGCGTGCTGCCGCCGCTGCTGATGCTCAGCGAGACTCAGACTTTGCCAAGTACAAAGCCGACCTAGCACGTCAAGAAGCTGCGGGGATGATCAATGCTGAACGCACAGCACGCATCGAACGTGCTCGTCAGCGTGACGCTAAACGTGCTGCTGATGACGACCGTGTACGTCAGTTGAATGACTGGCGTATGCAGCAGGCTTTAATGCAACGTGCTGCCGTTGATACCCAGCTTGGCACTACTCGAATGGCTGGAGGTTTCGGTGGTGCTGCCATGGCCATTGGTCAGGCAT